TCGGATAGCACTGGCCTACAGGATGAGGACTTCTGCGAATGGGCAAGCAATGCCCAAGAGCGCTTGCAGTCTATCATTGCAGCGGTTAACGCCCCGCTCTTCCAACAGACTGAGCTGATTAACGCCGTAGCTAATCAAGAGGCCTACGATCTCCCAGCTCTGCTGCACCTAGGTGCCTACATTGAAAACGTCGAGTTTTCTTGCAACGGGCAGGAAGACGAGTACAGGGACCTAGAGTCAATAGAGCTACGGGAACGCGGCCAGGGCCTGACTGGTGATCCTGACAGCTATGTGCTGCAGTCTGGTCAAATCCTGGCTAACCCGATTCCCACCAACAATAATGGTGTCTTCAGGGTCACATACAAAAAGATTCTGCCCCGAATAGACAAGCGGCGAGGCAAAGTCAGTGCTGTTACGCTAGGTGCTAGCAGCATCACTGCTCTCACCCTGGACTCTACGGAGCTATCCGGGGACGACGCCGAGTACGCTGTACTGGTGGGCTTCCTCACTGTCGTCGATAAATACGGCACGGTGAAGATGAAGGGTATCCCGATCACCGATATAGACCAGACGACTGGCGTTGTGACTGTGGACTCTGACTTTACTTTCGCGAGTGGTGAGACCATCGCTGTGGGCGACTATGTTGTTGCTGGTGAATATCACAGCTCCCACCCCTCTCTGCCGCAGCAGTGTGAGCGCTACCTCCTGGCCTATATGACCTGGAGAGCCCTAAAACGGGACAGCTCTTACGACAGTAAAGAGGGCAAAGAAGAACTAGACGGGATGGAGGCTCAGATCACTGAGGCCTATAAGAAGCCCAATAGAGTATCCAGAGGCATCCCTATTATTAACGACGATTACCTGTGTTAATGCATGGCGGCTTACAAGCATATAAAGAGGTACAAGAACCACTTCGGTCTGGACCTAAAGGCAACGGATCTCAATCGTCTGCCTGTGTTTGCTACCGAGATACTGAATGCCCAATACGCGAAATCTGGCGAGATCGTAAAGCGACCTGGCTACCAGGCCCACGCCGCGAATTCCGTAGGCTATGGGCTGTTTGCTTATGATCGTAGGAACTCGGCAGGTACGGCGGAGCCAGAGGTTGTCGGGATTGGCCAGGGCGCATCGAAGCTCCTATTCTCGACGCTCACCGTGTCCTATGGTGGCACAGAGACGACGGCTATCTTCAATCTCTTTTATGACACCGACACTGAAGTCTATCGCTGCCAGATTCTCGTGGGCGACACGAACGTCCTGGATATGGATCTGGGCCTTGGCTTCGACGAAGCTAGCCCTGTCACTCTCTCTAGCCTAGCCACTGCTATCAATGCCATTAGCGACTTCACAGCCGTGGTCACTGGAGACAACACTGTCCCGGCTGCGTTCCTCAAGATCGTCAGAGACTTTGATCTGACTGCTGCCGATGCCTCGAGCGATGCGGCTTACTGGTCTGCAATCAACACCACCGTCACCAACCCGTTTTCTAACTACTACGCCTCGAGGAACAACGATGACTTCGAGATCACTGCTGCTGTGGTGCTGCAGAACGTTCTCTACATTTCGGCTGGCGGTAAGGACTACGTCCACAAGTATGATGGACAAACCCTCTACCGCGCCGGGCTACCTGACCTAAGTTCGCTGATCGTGGGCGTTACTCTGACTGCCGGTAACCCCAACGGGACCTATATTTGGCAGGGCAGATATGTACAAGTGGACGCAGCTGGCAATACCGTGGAAGGAAACCTACACAGTACGGCGGTAGGCACGGCAGTGGGCTCTAAAAAGGTCAACCTGACCGTTCCTAACATCCAGGCTGGTACAGGCTTTAACACCAACTGCGCAATCGTTAACGGCGCCCAGGTCGCCGTTAATACTATAACCGTGGACAATGGCTCTGGTGGCGTCCATACCATGAAGGTAGGCGACACTGCCTACTTCTACGACAGCGTGAGCGCGGCCTATGTTGAGCGTGAGGTGACTGCGATCAGCACCACGTCGATCACTGTGGCAGGGGATGCTGTGACTGTGGCTGACAACGATGTCATCTCCAATAATCTCCGCATCCAGCTTTTCCGCAACCTCACTCTGGGCAGCGTCTACTACGAGCTAGTCCAGATCCCAAACAACTCCTTTGCGTCCACGCAGACCTATGTGGATAACGCTGCTGACGCTAGCTTATCAGTGCAGCTCATAGAGCCTGTCACTGACCGCTCTGCACCACCTAAGATGAAGTACATCTCAGCCTTCCAGAACCAGATGGTAGGCGGTGGTGGCGATAACATGCCGAACGATATCGCTTGGTCGGATGTGGACGGTCCAGAGTATTTCCCCAGTGACCAGAACAGTGAGAACCTCGAGACTATCGCGGGTGATATCATCTCAGGCATGGCACCCTGCAATGAAGTTTTCGCCATCGGCAAGGGCCAATCCATGTGCATTATGTCTGGCACCATAGCAGACAATAAGCTTAGGTTTGACTGGCTCGCTGGCTCCATTGGGGTGGTGGCTCACAACAGCATGAAGGACGTGGAAGGTCATCTCTGCTGGATGAGTGACCGTGGGCCTTACCACATGATGGCCGGTGCCCTTCCTAAGCCACTGGGAGAAAACGAGGACGGTGGCAGCAGGATAGAGCCTATCTGCGACCAGGGCCTGCTGAGTGATGAAGAGAAGCTAGCATTCCGTAGAGCGATTGCTGTGAATGATCGCTCTGCCAAGAAGTACATTATCTTCTTTCCTGCTGAGAGTGAGTCAGGCGGTAACGTCTACACCAATGACAACTCACTCCTGTACGTATGGGACTATGCTGCTGGCTTTGACTCTGGCGCTTGGCTTAAGTGGGACAACATGGATTTCAGTGGTGGCGCTGCCATCTTTGGGGATGAGTTCTACTTCCAGGAACGCCGCTACAGTGACTTCGCTGGAGCTGTGCACCACATCCTTTATCGACGACATACACTGATTGATGCCTGGGCATATGAGGATAACAACGAGCCAATCGACTGGGAGTATGCAGGTAACTGGGAGACCTTAGGCGAGGCGGGAGTCCTGAAGGAATTCCTGAGGGTACGTGGCTACCAGGTGGGTGAGACTCCGAACAACAATCCCACTCTCAACGTCGTAACCGAGAGCAACTTTGTTCCTGACACAAGCTGGGCAGACTTTGATGTAGAGAGTAGCAGTGATGGTTATGGCTCTGGTGACTATGGCACTGCGCCCTATGGCAACCCAGTAGAGCCGTTCTTCACCAACAAGCTCAGTGGAGGTCGCTTCTACTCCCAGAGGTTGAAGTTTAGTAACTCAGAGCACCAGACCAACTGCCACCTCACAGCGTGGGAAGTAGAGATAGCAGCTCCCTTCAGGCCGGAGCTTAAGAAATGAAATTCGCAAACTTCACCGAGTTCAAAGAGACAGCCAGTGCAAGCCTAGACGTGGTGGCACGGTATCTCGGTAAAGAGCTTGCCTCGCTAGTACGAGAGCTGCGCAACGGGCTTAGCAAGCTTGACCTCATCAATAACTTTGAGTCCTTTGAATGGTCAGGCACTATCCCAGCTAGCAGCGAGCTAGCGATTAGAAACGGATTTCGAGACGGTAGCATCCCCACTAGACGGATTATTGTGAGATCCACAGGGACTGGCATCGTCGATGGAGATACAGAATGGACGAGCAATTACGTGTACCTGAAGAACACAGTGGCGAGCGCAGTTACCGCTACAGTGATCTTCCTGAAGTAAGGCTGGAAGACTTCGAGCAGAAAGACCTCGAAGACTTCCTGCCTGTGTTTTATCGGTTCATGGTTGAAGTCCACCAGTCTGACCCTAACGGCAAGACCATTGTCGATGGGCTGGAGGTACCCACGATTGAAGCCAGGCTGTTCTGGCATCTATTCGAGGGCCACAAGATAACTTTAACGCGACGTGGTAAAGATATAGTTGGCTTCATGATCTACGAGATACCCTACCCAGGGCTGATGCTGGTTAGGGCTATGTATGCGGATCGGCGTGGCGCCGGTTCCATAAAAATGTACGTTGACGCAGTGGGTCATGACACGAGGAAGATATTTTTCCAGACGCGGGTTGCCAATCCTCCTGAGCAGCTGCTCAAGGCTACCTATGGCAAGCGCGTCGTTATCCATGAAGGTCCAGAGCTGATAACCTGGGAGATGGAGTTAGAACATGGCAACAACCGCTAATTTAATAGACCAGAAAAGAAACATGCTTGGCCGCCCAGTGGGGGGCATGAGCATGGCTCCTGACACTGGCGGCGAGCTGGGACGTGGCACCATGGGTGACGTCACTGCTGGTCGCGTCGGTCTCACTGCCCCGCCTCCTCCCAACATGGACCGGGACATGAACGCGAAGATCGCACAGCAGAAGTATTACCGCGACCAGGACCTGGCAGCGGGGCAGAAGCGTGGAGAGCAGATCTTCGGTAGCGGGGCGCTTGGTCGTATAGACACTGCGCCCAGTGCCGACATGGCTAGCATCATCGCTGCGCGCAGAGCCAATCTCCAGGGATATACTCCTGAGGAGATGGCTACGATGCAGAACGGCATCGACAAGGGTGTGAACTCCACGATGTCTACGGCATTGCGGGCAGCCAAGGCAGGGCAGAATCAAGCGGGCCTCAACAGCGGTATTGCAGCTGGACAGAATACCCAGGTGGCTAAGGCTGCTATCGCCTCTAAATCCGATGCTCAGCAGCAGCTGATGCTAAACCAGATCCAACAGCGCCGAGCGGCTCTGGATGCGATGAGCGGAGATGTGGGCAAGAGCGATACCCTCAGCCTGCAGAAACAGCAGTACAACCAAGAGCAAGCGAACAAAGAAAAGATCGGTCAGCTCACCACTGAGTTTGGCTACGCTGGCCTTGGAGCAGCAGACCGCAGTGGCGTGATGCAGCAAGTAGTAGGTCAGGCCCAAGCCGATGCCATGAAGGCACAGGCGGCACAGTCAGGCCAGAAGAAATAAGGAGACCCTTATGGCAGAGTTTCAAGGCCCCAGTTTCGAGCAGTGGGCAGCTGCGGTAAACCAGGACCCCAAGCGCAAGAAGGTTGATACCTCCTGGCTTGACCGTGCCACTAAGGTGGCAAAGGGTGGCGTTGCTCCTGTAGTCGAGGAGCCAGCAGAGGAAGAGCGCACTGTAGCAGCAGCTGATGCTGCACCCGCTTCAGCGCCTGAGCCCGACGCTATCGAGCCGGAAGACATTCCGCTACCCGAGCCTGAGAAGCCTAAGTACGGCGATACTTTGAATAAGGACTTAATGTGGCAAGCCGTTATTGCTGCAGCTCCTGCGCTTATTGGCGCTGTGGCTGGTGGCAATATGGGAGGAGCTGCAGGAGCCCAGGCCGGCGTTGGTGCGCTACAGGAACTGCGCAAGGAGCGGCTGGATCAGGAGAAGGAGCAGGCAGCGCAGGACTTCAAGCGCGAGGCTCTAGACGTGAACAAGGCCAAGGTGAAGGTTGCGGCTATGGCAGCGGGGCAGAAGCTCACTAGGCAGCAGCAGCAAGACGAGCTACAACGGCAAAGATTCGAAGAGACCAAGCGCCACAACAACGCTACTGAGAGTATCATTGGGCAGCGCTTCGACGTGACCAACGCCAAAGACCTTCAGAATGGATACATGAAAGATCCTGATGTCGTGAAGTCTCAGGAAGCTCTGAAGAGTATTAAAGAGGCTAAGGGCTTAATAGCCAGCGGTAACGCCAGTGATGCGACCAAGGTGCAGTTGAAACTAGCAGCTATCTACAACCAAGGCCGCCCGTCAGACCAGGACTTCAAAGCGGTTGCTGGTAGCCAGGCGTACTGGGACAAGCTGGCGCGGTGGGCGGATAAGGGCTTTAGCAACAAGGCCACAGCCAAAGATATCGAAGAGCTGAAGAGAACCCTGGACATCATGGAGAAGGTTAACACCGCAGCTAAGACCAAGGCCCGTCAGCGATGGATCACGCTTGGGTCTGCCCGACTGCAGATGTCGCCGAAAGATATCCAGAGCATCCTTCCTGATAACCTGGATGAGAGCTACACTACCGATGCAGAGAGCCAGCAAGAGAAGGATGATCTAATAAACGAAATCCTCAACATAGGGGAATGAGATGCCGACTAAGGCTGAACTACAAGACAAGTCACTAGACGAGCTGAAGAGTATTGCTGCGTCGTTACGCACAAAGCGCCAGCCGGCAGAGGGTGATGAAGATCAACCAGTCGAGAAGGCATCTGACCTACGCAGTGAACTGGCTAAGCTACCCGTTGACCAGTTAGCTGCAGTGAGGGACCAGCTCAAAGCTCACGCTGCTACCGACGACAGTCCAGCAGTAGAGGGCGGGAATCGCTACGAAGGGATGATTCGATCCCTAGTACGGCAGCAGACGCTGGGGCTAAGCGAGCCAGTGGTATCAGGAGTCAAAGCAGCAGCTGAGACCATCAAGGACTCTTCTCCACTCGGCGAGAACATGGGGAAGATGGTTAGACGCCTTGGGAAGAACTATGACCAAGAGCGCGACCTGGGCAATGCGTACAGCAAGAAGTATAACGCAGACGATCTGACAGAGACAGCAGGGCGCAGCGCTCTTGAGACCGCAAGCTTTGGCGTGTCAGAGCCAGTGGTGTCTGGGTACAACGCCGCCGTCAAGACAGCGCTCGAGCCACTCACTGGCAACGGCAGCTTCTCTGATGCTCTCGATCGACTGAAGCAGAACTATAGTCAGGACGTGAGAGGCCGCGAGAAGATGAAGGACAACTTCCGCGACGTGGATATTGCATCCCAGGTTGCTGGTGCGTTCTTCCAGCCTAGTGGCATGCTACGCAAAGGAGCAGCGGGCGCCCTGGAGCGCTATGCCCCTGAACTCACTGAGAAGACGGCGGCAGCAGTCACAAAGTATTTCGAAGAGAATCCCAATATCTGGAAAACCATGCTCAGGGAAACGGGCAAGGTGATAGGGGGCGGAGCCAAGGCAGCTGCTGACGTAGGCGAGGCGCAGGCTATCCGCAACGAGGCGCTATCGCGCACAGGCTTTGAAGATCCAGACCAGCAGGAGAACCCTATAGCAGCGGCTACTGGAGCGTTCAAGTTTGGTGCTGGTGTTGCTGCTGTACCTCCTGCGATGAAGGTACTGGGCAAGGCAGGTAAGCTAGGGATTCACACTTTCCTAGGTCCCGACGAGCAGTCCATTGACTACTACCTGGCCAATATCGAGCGCCTTCGAAACGAGAACCCCACGGTAGCCAAGCTAGCTGACGAGGTTAACGGCGCAGTAGACAAGATCAAGACAGACTTCCAGAACAAGGTAACCACCCGTGATAAGGCTCAAGAGGCTGTAGACCAGCTTCAAACCCTTCTGGAGCAGAACCACTATCTCGAGCACAAGGCAATCAGGAACGAACTAGAGCAGGCAAAGAAGGAACTGGCTCTGGCCTTTGGCGAAGAGAAGGCTGGCCTGGATTCCTTCAAGCGCTCCTTACCGCAGCGTCACTTCGAGGAAGTGTCAGACTCCGTGGAGCAAGTCCGCAACCAGGCACGACAAAGCAAACAGATAGCGTTAGGGGTACTAGCGCAGTCCAAAGAGAAGATCCCGCTAGGCAAGACAGTCGTTGAGCTAGAGGATGGTACACAGCAAGAGCTGCCTGGCATCATGGACCAGCTCAAAGCGATCCGCTCGTCGTACAACATCAAAGGCAATGACACAGCACTCGGCCAACAGGCCAGAGCGGCCCAGGCGCGTATCGACGACTACATGGCCCAGATACAGAAGATGGGCCCGAACGTCTCTGCCTCCAAGCTACGTGGCATGGTGGACCAGCTTGACGACGATATTCAAGCGATAGGCTCTATCACTGGTATCGCCTCCAAACCTGATGCGACACTGATGGCGCTGCGGGCTAACCTCGATCAACGCTTGGCGGTGGTTCCAGGGTGGAGCGAGGCAATCGGCATGGCCAGAGACTCTGCCCAGGCATTGGGGCGAGTCAGCCAACATATCAAGCAGCCTGGAGATATCGTAAGCTTCCTCCGCAACGTGGGGGACGATCATAACTTCCTCCACCGAGATGTGCTCCATGAGCTGGGCCAGCGCACAGGCAAGGACTTCACCGGTATCACTGACGACGCCCAGCAAGCACTCGCTATCTCGAGAAGCCCCAGGGCGATGGATGAGATAAAGCAAGGGCTGCCAGAGGCGCAGAGGGTGAGAGACGTCCAGACCAGATTGGATGACGTTAAAGACCCATACAAAACGGCGGACAGGATGCAGGCAGAGATGCAGAACAGCGACAAGTGGTTGAAGCTCCAGCAAGCCGAGAAGGAAGTGAACGACGCCCAGCACGCTGCAGACATGTTCAAGAATTGGAACACGCTCAATATCGATAACAAGCTCAAGACCATGATGAATGGCAAAGAGGCACTCAAGGCACAGCTAGGTGTGTTAGGCCAGATGAGCGACAAGGATTTCGTGCAGTCCCTAGATGATCTGCGCACCATGCTGCAGTTCAATGGCACCTACAAGATTGGTAGCCGCAACGTAAACCTCTGGGGCACCATCGGCGCTGCCTCCTCTACTGGCAACCCTGAGGCTAGACGCATTATGCTTGGCGTCGTAGGCGGTGCGCTCGCCGATAACTACGGCCCCAGGATGGCACGGCAGGTACTCAACCTGGTTGCTGACATCAAGGGTGTAGTCACTATCGACAAGATCGAAGAGCTAGACCTGCCTGACTTCGTGAAGAACGATCTGGCCAATCAGTTTGCTAAGGCTGTGTACTATGGAGCTAACTCTCCCAAGCCGAACGTGACACTGGACCCGCAGTCAGCTGTCCTAGTGAGGCAAGAGATACAGCGCAGCAAATCCCTTTCTAACATTGAGAAAGCCAGGCAGCTGAGTAACCTCAACAAGTATGGCCAGGTGGATACAACCAAAGTCCTACTTGGTGGCAGAGAACAAGCGCCCCTAGTAGGACCTGACCAGGAACCTAATCAGCTAGACGCGGTCGATCCTGAGGAGCAGCTAATGCACCAGCCCCCGACTGTGCCTGAGATTATGTCCCGACTGAAGGGCAAATGACCAAAGAGAAAGGCGTTCTTAAACAAATCTCTGAGGGGACACTGATCCCGCTCAGCCTCGCTATCACGGTGATTGGTGGCGGTGCGACATGGATGACGACTATAGCCTCCAAGCAAGAAGCCATCGCAGCAAGGGTGGACAGGCAAGGCGACTTCATGAGAGAGGTTAGGAACACAATGCTTGAGATGAACCAGCGACTATCCAACATAGAAGGCAAGCTGGAGTACATCACAACCAACAAAAGGAGTCCCTGATGAAACGCCCCTTATATACTTTGATGTTCTTGTTCGCAGCTATGTTTGGCTTCCATGCCCTGGCTGAGATCGTGCCTGCGCCCACAGACGCTGATGTCCTGGCGCAGATCCTAAAGCTTATCGGTGGTGTCAGTGGCGCAAGTGCCTTAGCCATTGCAGTGCTCGTGACGCAAACGCTGACGGTCGTGTTCAGCTCTCACTGGGGAGACCTCCTGGGCAAGTGGAAGCTGCTCGCTATCTACGGCCTTGCTGTCATCTCGCCGGTAGTGACGGCGCTGGCCTCCGGTACCTCGCTGCTTGCGGCGGTGATCAACGGTACCGTGATTGCTGCGGTGCAGGTATTCGTGAACGAAGTCATCAAGCACTTCAAGGAATAGTATGGATCTCGCTGAGCTGATACAGGCGGTACTGGCCCAGTTGTTAATGGGCATACTGCCTATGCTCATACCCCAGCTTGCCAAGCTCACCACCATGCCGGTGGTGGGCTGGCTCATAGGGCTGGTAGTCAAATGGCTGACTGGGCTTTTGGCGAACGCCATTGTGACCTGGGCTAAATATCGTGAAATTGACGCACAGTGTCAAAAGGAAGTAGCCGCAGCTAAGGTAGCAAGCGACGCCTTAGCCAAGATACAGCAGGACCCGAACGCCACTAAGGAGCAGCATGACAAGGCGATTGAAGATTTTAGGAATGCTTACCGCGACCTTATTCACTTCCGCGTGCAGCCAAGTTGAAATCAAGGACATGGAGGTCTGTGCCGATGCAGGAACGGATGGTGCCTATTGTGCTCACACTCAGCAGCAGCTCGAAAGGGATGTCCCGAAGGCGCAGTGGGACCAAGAGCGTGTTGGCCAACTATGTGTTACTCAGCAGTCTTACGGAGACAACAAGGCAGCAATTGAGAAGCTCTGTTCTAAGCCTGGCACCTGTACGTACGAGTTCAAAAAAAAATTCAAGCAGGCGACAGACAACATCCAAAAGATAATTGAGAAGGTGCAGCATTGAACAGATTCGATCTGATGTATCAAGTAGCGCTCTCCCTCCTTGGAAAGCCCTACGTCTGGGGTGGCGATGATCCGCTTGCTGGCTTCGACTGCAATGGACTTGTGCAAGAGATCCTCAAGTCTGTTGGCGCAGCGCCTCCCGCAAGACAAACTGCTCAGGGGCTATACAACTACTTCCAGCCTTTTGCGAGACGCGGCGTCACTGAGCTTGGCTCTCTTGCCTTCTTCGGTAGTTCTACTGACCACATCAGCCACGTTGCCCTTATGCTTGATAATAGCCACATGGTTGAAGCTGGTGGAGGAGATGGAGAGACGCTCACACTAGCTGACGCCATCAAGCAGAATGCCTACGTCCGCATCAGACCCATCACGCACCGTAAGGACCTTGTAGCTGTGCTCCGTCCTGTCTATTCTTTTGAGAATGTTGGAGAAGGACATCAAGCGTAACATCGTTCACTGGATCGTACTGAACGGTGGTCACATCAATATCATTGACCAGATCGGCATCAAGGGCAGGCGCAAGCTTGGCATGGGTAGGGGCCGTGGAGTTGCAGACCTGATAGGCATATGGCGTGGCTGGCCATTGGCTATAGAGGTGAAGACGCCAGAGGGCAAGGTGAGCCCAGAGCAGCATAACTGGCTGGCAGGCTGGGAGAAGCATGGCGGCAAGGCGTTTGTATTCAGGTCAGTGGATGACGCGGTTAGGGAGCTTAGTCAGATAGAGGCAAGAGCATGAGAGTGTGGCAAGAGACATTCTGGTATCCCACCATCAGAACCGGCAAGAAGGTGAAAGTAGTAGCCCAGTTCGCGGAGCTAGAAGGCAAGAAGCCCAGCGTCCAGGTAATGATAAAGTCTCAGCTCCATAAGAGCCGAATGTCTGAGGCTGACTACAGCATGCTGTATCGCCTCCTCGCAGATATCTTTGATCACCTTCGCAAGTTCGGGACGTTCGAGGGCTATGACGAGAAGATGCGGCTCAACCAGGGACCGAAGATGACTCTCAGGGAAAAGCTCGCTGTAGCTAAGGCGTCCTTCAAGCACGCTTTGACCTAGAGCCGTGTAGCTTCTTACTAACCCACTCCCTCACATCAGCAATCCCAGTCTCTGGCTGCAGAGTATCCAGGCGGAAGTCCAGCAGGGTGGCAATGATGATAGCGTCGTGCAGAGAGATCCTCTGGCGGCCTTGCTCTATTAGCCCTGCACTAGCTCGGCTCATATTCAGGAGTTCGCCGATGTCGCGCTGGGACAACCCATTGGCTATGCGATACGTCTTGAGACGGCGGCCTAGGGCTTGGTAGATTCTCTTCACATCAACGACAGGTTTTCTAGAAACTTTCATGGGGCTAAACTAACGCAGTGCTGCTGCTATCAGCAACTACTCCACGTAGCCGAATTCGTCCTCTATGACTTCCTGGCGCGCTGCTATAGCCTTCTTGCTAGGGCGGCCTCGAGCCCCAGCGATACGGCGGCGATAGATAGCCATGCCATTGTCTAACGCCCTGCGCTCATGGTCCTGGCCAGCATAGCGGGCAGTAGAGGTAGGCAGGCAGCGGTAAGTAGATCCACAGCCGCAGTCACAAGTCCTAGTCTCAAGCTTCACCCCATTCCTCCTTTTCAATCATTTCCTTCACAGCCTCTAACGGAACAAACCACAGGCAATTAGCAGGGAAGCTATCATCCACCTCCACCACCAACCCAATCCCCTTCTCGGCCAGCATGCGCTGCAACCTACAGGCAGAGAACTCCGCAGAGCTATGGACCCAGCAGCGTGGCGGCGTGGGCATCCCGGCCTCATGTGACTCCACTATGTCCCGGTAGGCGACCTGGATGAGATTGGGATCAGCCATAGACTTCTCTGTAGGTAGCTACCTGGGTATCGCTATAGTTCCTGACGCCACATAGCTCATAGCGCCGCTTAACGATGGCGGGCCTCGGCGGTTCTTCAGTGGCGTCAATGCACATACGGTAATGGTCTAGCGGGAACGTTCCAGCCCTGAAGTAGAACTGCGTTATTCCAGGTATGCGCTCCACCTTCGTTAGCCCATCGGCAGAAATAAACTTAGCGTAGATCTTCACAGGTCCCCTGGCGGCAGGCTCCTGGCGATGCCAGCCCCTATGCGCTGTACCCCAGTGGGTAGGCTAGGCTTGGGGGTACCAGCTGGGAGACCGGGTGGCGTGTTGTCCGCATCCCTTGCACGTAAAAGTATACTCTTAGCCAGATCCCGCCACTGCGCGCGCAGCGCCGGTAGCTGTCTACTTTCTACTTTTTCGCATAACGCCACCCAGCCCCCTTCTCGGTCAACAATAGCCCAACCAAGTTCCCCGATATACTCGCAGGCCTCAGAAGGGTTACAGTAACCAAACTTGGATATAGCTCCTATCACTCTGCTTGCAGCCTCGATGGCTAGTGCATCGTCGTCAACAGGAGGGCGTAGCTTATCCAGTACAGTCCTGGGGCTAGGGAACGGATCACGATCCTTACGGTCTAGGATGATCTGCTCTATGGCAACGCAGAGCTGGTCATAGCTGTAGTCCTTAGCAAGAAGGTGATCATATAGCCTGATGAGGTCAGGCGACAAATCCTTGCTACAGAGATCAGCCAGCACGGCGAGGCGTTTCAAAAAGTCAGCTCTTTCCATGGTAGGCCTCCCATAGCGGTGCTACTCGTTCCTCAGATAGAAAACTCATTCCTACATTGTAGGCAGTGAGTAGATCTAGAATCTTGTCTGCTAGAGCTAAGCGTTCAGCCAGTTCGTCACACCTATCGCAAGGCGGCGGACAAGTGCATGGATCGTAGCTCGTCTCCTTGGCACCACAACCGATACAGCTAGGCATTCTCTAGCACCTGCTGGACTACGTTAGCATTGTGGCCCTTGCGCTCTTCCAGTCTGGCATCGGCAGTAGTGACGGCACGGCCACGTGACCATTCCATGTGCAGCTTCTCTGCATCCTTCAAGGCGTACTGGATAGCGTGTGCGTTCTTCACGTAGAAGAAGTCGTTGTGCTTCACATAGAATCGAATAACGTGCCTCGCGTCTTCCCCTAGTCTATCAGCCAACTGGGAGCAGATGCGGTTAGTCATCGCATTCCTTACTGGGTAAATCTGGTAACGCTCCTCATAGGCTGAGTTGTAGGAATCCCAAACAGGGATACCACGACCATCAGACTTCTTGCGCTTAGGCCGGGCTGATTGCTCTGGCTGCTTATCGACGATAGGCACCAGCGCAGTGGGACCATTCTCAATAGGCTCGGCGCTGGTAGCGTTCGCAGGCTCGTCGATAACACACTCACTGGGGCCAGGGCGTGAGGGCAGGGCGAGTTCACTCAGGATTTTGATCAGCTGATCGTTCTGCCTCACGATGGCGGCTATAGCGTCTGCAACTACTTTCTGTGTCGGTGTCATAGTGCTCCTAAAATTTTCGGGGCGCTGAGGGAGGATCATGGGATGTGTGGCCAATGGAGTAACCACACTGGGGATTTGGGGTTCCTCAGCGCCCCTATAGGACTTTCGTCCTAACTGTTGGCTCTCTGTTGTGACTGAGCAAAGGCCTTCTGGTAGCCCATCTCGAGCCAGGCCAGGACGCCATCAAACTCATCCCAGCGGATCTCAGAAGACTGTGTGACCTTGTACTTTGACAATAGCCACTTCACCTCATCGGTAGACCACTTGTGCTCCTTGGCTACAGCCCAAAGCTTCTTAGCTTGTGCCTCGCTGATGGTGGTCACTGCAGTGTTAGTGCCAGGGATCTCCTGGGTCTTAGGCGCCACCTGGCCCTTCTCGTTCCACTCACGCAGCCTAATCCCTGTCTGTTCATCAAGAGTGAACGGCACCTCAGTGGTGAACAGTCTAGTGTTGTCCTTGCTGGCTAGGGCCTTGTGGTTCATCTGCACTTCGAACAGCACGGCAAACTCGTACTCGAAGTTGTCACGCTGTACCAGCTTCGTGCCTACAGCCTCCACCTTGGTCCTACCGTTGTTGCCCTCGCCCATGCTGAATTCCTTCTTTTGGCGCACAGTAGCAATGATGTGGGCAGGGGAGCCTAGCAAGGCATCAGTGAATTTCTTGTGGAGCGGGCTAATGATACCCCAGTCCTGGAACTTACCACCCTTAGCCTTACTCATATCCAGGCAGCCACCAATGCCATCCCACTCATGACTGGCTGAGTCGATGATAATGACAGCGTATTCCTTCTCGAGCTGCTTGATGGCCTGGACGTAGCGGTCAGGGCTATAGGGCTCGGCGAACGGCACGATGTCGAAGTCAGTAACGTCAGCATAGTATTCGCTGCGTCTATTCTCGGTGTCTAGTACGGCTACCTTTCCGGTACCTGCCAGGCCTTTGGCCAGGAGCAGGGCGGAGTAGGTCTTGCCAGAGCCAGAGAGGCCAGAGATCCCAATCTTCAGTGGCAGATTTTTCCGTACAGCCTTGCGTACTGTGAATGACATTGTGTGTCCTTTGTATAGTGGTTTTGGTTAATGATTGGGCTGATTGTATAGGCGACACAGCAGAGGTCAACACACAGTGCGGCGACAAAAAGAAAAATCCCCTGGTAGAGCACTAGGGCAGTGGTACCAGGGGGTGAATATATTCTAAAGTTGTTCTTCTGTTTTTGGACGGGATCAAAAGGCAGTGTAAAAGATTTCTATTGATCTCACAACACATCTTCTGCAAAGATAGTAGCGTTCTTTCTGAACACAAACAGCCCTGGATAAGAGCAGTCACGCATGCTCACAGTGGGGCTATAAAGTGCACTGTAACAGAGCGTCAATAGACGCAGCGTGGTCAGTGGCATCCTATACGGGGAGCATGACGTGCAGCAGAGACCCTCCAGCGACTCACAGGGGTATGGAGGCAAGTAGCTTACTGGCTATCGCTTGATTGGCTGCAGAGAACGGCACAGCAAACGCAAATAAGCTGGCCACACAGGGCAGTAACCCAGGGAATAGTAGTAAGGGGGTAGGGGGATAGCTCTGTCAGCAGCAAGCCTGCCAAAGAGCATCATCACGGTGAGTCACTGACCGAAGCGATTCAATTCTTGTGCTGCTTTTTCAGAACGTAAGGCTAGCTTGTATTGACCTGAGTGATATCCAGAGGCACACCAAACGATGGCGTCCTTGTGATAATCATAGCTTCTAGACTGCAGCTCCCTCTCAGCAGCTTCCCTGCTAAAGAACGGGCCTGTGATGCAGTGAGCTACGCTTTCAGCCTTCCTGCTACTGCCTCTGAGCGGTTCAACAATCATCCACCAGGGAGATTCAGTGCCTTCGTTCTTCTCAGAAACCTCAATTTGAATTTTCACCACGTACATCCTTTCAGTTAATATGGAGGTAGAACAGCCCGGCCCCAGAGGAGAAAACGGGGCCAGGCTGGACAAGAAGGAACGCCGCCTTGTCTGAATCTAGGGTTTGTCTGATCGGCGTTTCTTGTCAGGAAGAAGTTCTTCTAGGGTTGCAGCTAGTGCCTTGTCATAGTTGATCACTCCACCACCGAAAGCAGCGGGAATGTGCTTCAGCGCTCTGCGCTCCAGCCTGCCGTGCTGACTGCGATAGCCAGCGTAGACAAGCCCATAGCCAGAGTTAGCTAGCACTTTCACCATGGTAGCCTTGACGTTGACGAAGATCAGGATCTCGCCTGGCTGCAATTCGTCAGTCTTGATCTTAGCCTTTTCAGCTAGCTCAGTTAGACCTAGGTCACTGCAGCGTAGGTCAGCATCCTGGAAGATGCGGATCAGTCGTGTCATGCGTGTCTCCAGACTGTCTTAAGCACTGTTAGCTTTTGGTCATCGTTTAGCTCAGACCAAGGCGTATCAGGGCTGTGGGTACCGTCTTCGAAACACTCATGCCAGCTGACGGTTAAGGCATCGCCTACCGCGTTGATGGTGATACCTACGGCAGTGTTGTTGTACCAGATTGAGTAGGATGATGACTTGAGAGTACGGCTATACCGTGGCCTATCGTTCATTGCCCACCCCCTAGCTTCTTGCCTAGGAACACTAGGAAGCTAGCTAGAGACTCAGGCTCACCACGGATCTCCAGGCTAGGGCCAGACAGGCCAAGACCGGGTAGTTCCAGGGTAGTTACCTTGGGTTTCCTAGTCTTAGGCTTGCCAGCCTTTTGCTTAGACTTCCAGGCGTAGTACGAGCCCACGCTACCGCCGTGCTTGAGCACAGCCTCTTTAACGCTAGTCCCTGACTCTACGTCAGCTAGTACAGCTTGGTAGTCAGCCATTGCCCACCTCCAAGCCGTCCTTTTTCGTAGGCCAGTACACTGTGCACTCAGGGATCTGATACTCATCCAGATCCAGGATTGCAGGGCTAGCTGCCAGAGTGAATTCCTTGCAGCAACCCTCTATATCCACGTACACGTTTTCACCACGCTTATAGGCTCTGCCCCTGATCTCGTACCGCTCGAAAAAAGCGTTGATCGCCTTAGCGGTACTAGCTGTGGGCCAGCCAAAGTGCCCTATCATCAGCAGCCTTTCTCTACGATTAAACGTACAGATCTGGCTGCCGTGTAGCTCAGCAACGGCCATGTCCCCTATGCAGACCATGTGCAAACCCTTTCGTTGAGTCTTCACGTACACCTCCATTGTCAAAGAACAGCCCACGTACAGAGCACACGTACACCAACCCGAACCAGCACCCAGTGTTGTTTAATCGCCGGATGAGCTACGTACACGTACTCTGCCGTGGGGATCTATAGGCCACGTACACAACGTACATACCTATAGCGCTGCTATGGGCCATCAGTCTGTGTAGGGGAGCTACACAGTGGGAAACAAGCAAGCCTATAGCAGCGCTCTAGACACGTGCGTATATAGCAGGGCACTAGGCAGTGGCCACAACAGCCACACAATAGGGGGCCACGTACCTAGACCCTCTATGCAGCTACGCGCCTAATACCCTGCTATAAAGCCACGTATCCCTAGATCGGGACTAGAGCCTGTTCACCTGAACTAGCGGGCCCCTCAACTAAACGGGACGTAGAGTGTGGGAATACCCGCAACAGCCCTAGCCCCGATCTACGGGCACGTATCAGGGGCCCCCCGGACGTCCGAAGGGCCCCCTTATCGGCATGGTACCCGCGCTGATATAAACAGCGCGCTAGTCGGGTATAGGGCGGGGCGGGGCGTCCGTCAACACTTTGATCAAACGATCAGGGCTAGCCCGCTAAGGCAACGGGGACGCGGCTAGTCGGACGTGGCAGCTGCAGGGACGGGGGGACGGGACGCGGTATAGGGCGATATAGGCCGTGGGGCGGGTTAGAACGGGGCGGTATAGCGTCCAGGATTGGATATAGGGCGTCGGCGGGGGCGGGGGCATGGGTTAGGGTACCCCATAAAACAAAAGAGCCCTAAACAACGCCTAGGGGTATTCGGTACCGCAGTGCGTTGTTTAGGGCTCTAGCCTGGAGTTAACAGGCTTTTGGCATACGCCGTATGCCTAGCCCGGCTAGCAAGCTAGTCGCGGGCTAGTGCCTGTACATTCCAGTGTGAGTGTTACTTGAACAGAGATCCCCAGAAAGACGTGCTAGCATTATCGCTAGGCTCGGTCTCAATCTCGGGCTCTTCCACACGCGCCGCCCGCTGTGGCTTAGCAGGACGCTCTATCTCTTTCACGATCTGACGCGGTCTAGAGACCGTCAGTGGCAACACTAGGCTAAGGGCTTTCTCACACACCTCAAGGCGTTGCTCTAGGCTGCCTATTGTTACAACTAAGCCCTTGAGGCGCTTGAGTTGGTCTACGCCGAGAACAGGGCTGCCGTTGCGATCCGCTAGCTGCATTATCTCATTCAGGATCTTGAGACCTTGCATGCTAAGCACTGCATCCTCAGGGATAATGCCTAGCTCTTTATAGCGCTTGATCTGTTGATCCTTAGTTGCCTTAGCAGCGCGCGCCTTAGCAAGGTGTGCGGCTAGGGCGCCCTTGTCAGTATACGGTACCTGCGTAGGCACGGTATTAACCGTGGCTTCGGGCTTAGCCTCAACTACAGGCTTAGGCGCTTCGACTACAGGCGCCGTGGCCGGTACCTGCTGAATACCGCTAGCCTTAGCGATCAACGCGTCTAACGCGTCCTGGGTTAGGGTTACGGTCTTGGGACGTTTGGCCGCTTTGGCCTTAGCTTTAACTTTACTCATTGTTAACTCCATTGTTTTGTGCCCCCCGGTATAGTGCCTAGCACCACGCTAAGCACCACACCGTGGGGTACCTAGTGCTGATTATATCAGCGCTGCACTGCGTTGCAATAGGAATTATAGAGCGCGTTACAGTGAACAGGCAGAATACAAAGCGTTTCGCTAGCTTAGATACGATAATATTTGTGCACGGCGGTATAGAACAGGCTAGTAAAGAAAAACGCCCTAGCATCCTTATAGACGCTAGGGCGTGTGAGGTGTGGCAGGGGCTGAGGGTATTTAAGGGACTAGCACGCTGAACAGCTTATCTAGGCCGCACTGCGGGCATGCAACTGTAAAGCTGCAGCGTGAGTTAGGCTTGGTATAGCGAATTGCAGTCGCAGTGTGCCTAGCAGCATCTAGGTGTTGCTGCAGGCCGCCGGTCGCAGCTTTGGGATCGTGGCCGCAACCGAGGCAGCAGTCCTGCAGATGCATATGGATCTCTTTGAACACGGCTGCAGCCTGTTCTTGGGTACGTCTATAGCGTGGCCTTGGAATGTTTATACTCATTGTTAACTCCATTGTGTGCTAGGCACTAGCGCCTAGCGATCTATATAGATTGCAGGGCGTGTGCCACACGGCGTTAAGGCTGGGGCGTGGCAGGGCGGGGCTGGAATACTGTACAGGCTATAGACGTGTGGCGGGATATAGGCAGGGTATAGGGGCGTGGCTTGGTGTGGCGGGGCAGTGTTGCAGAAATACACAGTATAGCTCCAGACCGTCGGCCTGAATGACAATACATATATGGCAACTATTATACGACGCTGCCTAGCCTTGCCTAGCCTGCCTATACAGGCCTGCCTGCCTAGTCCCGCCTATAGCCCCCACACTAGCGTCCATAATACCCCTTATACGCCACGCCACGCTGCCCCCAGAGCCCCCTAGCCGTATTGCAAGCCTATAGAGCCCACACGTGAGGCGATCTGCAGCCTGCGTATAGTGGCGGTATGTTTATACAGGGGCTATATAGGCCTCATGCCCCCCTCCAGGACATCGCACGCAGTCGAGTCTCTAAATACCTACTTTGCCGCCCTGGGCATTTCGACACGCCGCGTCAACGACGCCATAGCCACGGTCGTAGCCGATATGCTGTCTGAGCGCCTTGAGCTAGAGATCCGCACCCGCCTAGACACCCTCACCGTCACCCAGCTACTAGAAGTCCTAGCCGCAGTGTCCCCTGCCGCCGCTGCTGAATCCCTGCCTAGCCTCAATACCGCCCCCACTTCCTGCTGCCCCTACTGCCAGTCTCCACGTGTGCCTGGCGTTGTGTGCTGCCCGCTTGCCGCTGACCACGATAAGCTTGGTCGCTGCTACGACTGTGGCGGTTGGCTGTCCCGCCCCCCTGCGCCCTGTCCCTGTAGGCTACCCAGTGTTCCCGAGCGGGATCAAAACGTAGCTCCAGCCAGCGAACAGGCCGAAAAGTTCCCGAGCGGGATCAATCCCCTCTGCGACCTGCTGCCTGGCGGCAACAAAGCCAGGTCTAAGTCACGCCGCAGCAAATAAATATTCAACATCCCTCGTTTTTTCTGGTTGCTATTTTCTACAGTGCTGGTACAAACATCACACAGCCAGTAGAGATTGATAGTTAGTAAGACGGAAATTGTAAAGAAATTGCCAGCTGATTATCAGGTGAAGCCTCTACTGGCTGTACTAACACTATGGAAGATCAAAACGACGTTCTAGACCAAATGGCCATGACCACTGTCACTGGTGCCAAGGAGCTGATGCACTGGTTCAGGCAGGAGGGCTACAGCAACACTGTGGCCTTCTGCATCATGACCCACACTCTGGCCACCATGTGGCAGTCCATGCCCACGCCAGGGGTAGTCAAAGACCTAGCTATGCGGGTGAGTAAGCGCATCTTCATGGCTTGTAACGGCCCCCTCGCCGCTGTGGTGACTAAGGAGGAAGTGCAATGATTGGAGCTGCCCTGCCAGTAGTGCCAGAACAGGACCGCCTCGTCGCCGCCCCCACTAGCCAGCTTGTTGCCATGATGCGTCAGTCTGGCCTCAAGATGTGGTGGGTAGCTGAGCAGACAGGCATGCATAGGACCACACTGCAACGCCTCTTCTCTGGTCGCCAGAAGAAGCTGCGGCAGAGTGTGCTAGCCCGGCTAGTGTTCATCCTAGAGACTGAAGCCATCCCTGGCGCTGTGGGTGAGCTATGAGCCAGGTGACGCAGTGGATTATCTTCGGTGGCGTGTTCGTGCTGCTCCTGGGCTTCTGGGTGTTTGTGCTCTCTGATGAATCACTATGTGGCCTGGAGGATGCGATAGATGAGATCTTTGAAGACGAAGAGGGTTGCTAAACCGATGGTTGAAGTTATGTTCTTGATGCTATTCGGCCTCGCTGTAGCCTTGATGTCTGTAGTGTGCGCTGAAGCGTTATCCTAAGGAGAAAATAATGAAGTTAGTCCTGGCCCTATTCCTAGTGTCTGTTACCAGCTTTGCTGCCACTAAAGAGCAGCTGTACCAGGAGATCCACGGCAATGGCCAGTTCACTGCCAAGGAGCAGGAGGAAGGTAATCGTCGTGCTGAGAAGCTAGGGAACAAGATGTACTCCCGTGCCAAGCTTGCGGATATGACTGACCAGTCTCTGCACGGCATGATGAAGATTGCCTACATGAACCTGCGGCGGAAGGGTGAGAAGGCTCTGGCACAGCAGCTCTCGAAAGAGTGGGATCAGCATCGCCCTGAGTTCCAGGCCTATATGCAGGGAGGCCGGAACATCGGTGACTTTAAGCCGCTGTCGCAGTGGCTGGCTGGTGTCTATGACAAGATCGAAGCAGCTCTGGGCCATGAGATCTGCTATGCCCTGAGGCTGTCTGACATCAAGACAATCAACTATGCCATCCCAGTCGTGTTCAGTCCCTGTGATGAGGGTGAGATCGAGTTTGAGCTGCACTTCATCCATGACCCCAACTACCGGGGCCTGGCGCCCGTGGTGACCTACTGGGTTACGGTTATCACCTGTGATGTCGCTACCTATGGAGCTGGCACGTTCTTTATCTGCAGCCCCATTGGCATGGTGACTGAGTTTGCCATGGATCGCTGGGTAGCACCTAAGATCGCGCCCAAGCTGTACGATTTGATTTGTAAGTAGGCTGCTACGGCTTAACGAAGTTAACCGTTAAGTTGCGAGACCGTGCCGATAACCGATAGCAGAGGGGCACGGTCGCCAAATTTCGGATCTTCCACTGCCGAGGTAGTCCTCGGATTGCATAGCAGCTTTCGAAACTGCCGGTGGTTGTATATCCCTTCGTCTAGTCTACTAGGACACAGCCGATCAGGCTGAGAGGCCGGAGCGTAACCGGTAGGGGTTTTTAAAGAGTATGCGTGAAAGCGACAAAATCATCAGCGCCTTGGCTAACCTAAGCAGGGAACTAGCCAAGGAATATGGCGAGCTAGACCCAGTCGTCGAGATTCGGCTCAAGCGCAAGACCTTCAACTACCTGATGATGGACATCGTCCAGTTGAATCGGTCCTACATGACCTTTAGCCCAGCTGACTTGGCTGAGCCAAGCATATTGGGCATCACGGTACTACCGGAAAAAATTGGGAGGTAACAATGGAGACGAAAGAAATCTGGGGCTACTGTGCCCGCTGCCGTCACAAACGCCCTATGTCTAACCTCACCCTACGCGGCCTTTTAGGCTGGCTGTGCGGCTGGTGCAAGGACATCACCTAATGCTCTGCGACTCTGCCCTCATCGACGTGTGTGTCTTCCTATTAGCGCCACTTGGCCTATGGAAATGCGCTGAGTTACTGGTAGACCTATACAATGCCATCAAGCCACCAAGGCGAAGGTTTTGACCGGCCCTACGATTTCGAGATCTTCAGACGTTCCATGTTCCAACGTGCCCGGAAGCTAGGCTACTCTTGCGAGGATGCCGAGGATATCGCCAGTGAATGTGTTCGTATGCGCCTAGCCCGCTGGGGTAAGGCACACCAAACCAACGTTCAGACCTTCACTGACGCCTGCCGATCCGAAGGACACGTCCAGAGAACTGAGACTGGGGGTGCCTACCTGGATCGCCATGCCGTGCACTTAGACGACTCAGAGTGGCTACGATTCACCTACCGGCCTAGCCTGGAGGCTGCCCTGGATATACTCTGGGGCCGCTGCACTATTCAGTTTCCTAATGACAATACTGCCTGAGACGCTCTACTGTTCGGCTCAAAGGAGAAATTTTTATGATTCGATTGATTTATGCGATCTGTTTCGGAGTTCTAGCCCTATTGATGTGTGCGGGCTGTACGGATGCTGGTGCCTCTAGCACTGAGCCTACGGTCACTGAAGACTGCAGCTGCAAGGTGAAGTTTGGTGACCCGGAATGGTTTGAAGGAACGATGTGTCCTAAGGACTACATGTCGATGGGACACAGTAAAAATGCCAAGGGTGTTGAGTCGTCTCAGTGCCGCAAACTGGATCAGGTCTGCTCCTGCGTCATTATCCCTGACCGCTTCTCTGGCATCCTGCCGGTCTCGCTGCCGCAGATGAATGCTGAGCAGCCTGGCACTGTCTTTTCTACCGACAGCATCAAGAATGGAGTTGTGGTAGTGGAGGCGTATTTCAATACCTGCCCCTACTGCAACATGAATGCTCCTGCTGTGGCAGCGCTCGCTGACAGCTACAAGGATAACTCCCGTGTCGTCGTGTTGGATGTTGGTATCGACCGTAACGACAGCGACTACTCTAACTGGATTGCTAAGCACCATCCGAATCATCCGGTGTTGAAAGACAGCCAGCGGCAACTGGTCAAGAAGCTGGGCACCACTAGCTACCCGTCTACTTACGTGCTGAACTGCCATGGTGATATCGTGGCGAAGACCGTGGGACAGTGGAGTCAAACTGAGCAGGCTACGATCCAAGAAGGAATCAAGACTGCGTTGCAGACGGTGTGTGAGTGAAGATCTCTCCCGAATTGATCGAAGCTATCGCCAGGCTGTGCCACGCCGCTAATCGCGAGTGGGCTAGGGCCTGGGGTACTGTCGATATGCAGCCTGAGTGGGACTCGGCGCCCTTCGAGGTTAAGAATAGTGCCATCGTTGGTGTATCCTTGGTGCTGGCTAAACCCGACATCACAGCTGAGCAGCTGCATGAAGTCTGGATGGCCAGCAAGATACAAGACGGCTGGACAGTGGGCCCTAAGGATCTACTAGCAAAGACCCACCCGTGTCTGGTCCCTTATGAACAGCTAAATAGCAAAGAACGCCTCAAGGACCACGTGTTCCTGGGTATCGTTAGGGCGTTCCTGGAGGAACTAGAGTGAGCCCAGTCAAACGCGTCTATGAAATTCCTCGCGGACTCACACTGTTGCCCTGCCCCTTCTGCGGAGAGCAGGAGACTGGCGTCGTAGACATGGCTGACTGCTACGGCATCCAGTGCGAGTGCTGTAATACCATAGGTCCTGATGGATCTAACCTCGAGTCCGCAGTAGTACAGTGGAATATCAGGCCGCAGGAGTCGCGTCTCGTATACCTCGTTAAGGTATGTGTGGGCGCTATCAAGAAAGCCAAGAGGCTGTGCAACGATAGCACCGTGGTCCCTACTAAAGCTTTGGTCACCCTTGAAGACAGCCTGGCTGACATCAAGAATGCGATCAAAGACAAGGAGCAGGGTGAGGAACCAACCCCAATTCTTCCAACGGAATTTTAATGAAAGGACATCAAATGATACTGCGTAGTTTGCTTTTCTTACTGCTGCTGCAGTCCGGCTTGTGCCGCGCTGAGAGCAGAGTCTACCGAGATGAGAAGCTCGGGTACGATATCGTCGAAATCAATGGCAAGAAGTACCACACTGGCTATAAGCCCCTGAAGTCTGAGACTGGCCAGACGACCTACTTCTTCCCGTCTGACCTGGGCGCCCACGCTGGTGAGGAGCCGCCCGAGGAACTCGACTACCGCAACCTGGCTGGCAAAGTGTTTGAGCAACAATGCGGTGACTGCTGGGCTCAAGGCGCTAAGTCTGCCATGGAAGGTGTCGTAGCGCTGAGAGACAACAGCAAGATCAACGTGTCTCCTCAGTTTGTCATCGATTGCTCTGGCTTCGGATCGTGCAATGGTGGCTATATCTCTGTGGATGTGTTCCATAAGCTGGGCGCTGTGTACGAGTCTGAGTATCCGTACAAAGGCGTCACGCAAAGATGCAAGTACACCGGACCCTACCACGAGAAAGCGGAGAAGACCGGCACTATCAACCTGAGCTGGGCTGATATCAAGCGCGCTCTGATGGAGCATGGTCCGCTCGAAGTCTGTGGCGCTGCCTCGGCGCTGGGAAATGGCGGCTGGGTAGAGCACAACGGCGGTGGCGCGACGAATCACTGCTACGCGATGTTCGGCTGGTTACGCGGTGAGAAGCACGGCCACAAGGCTGGCGACTACGCGATCATCAAGAACTCCTGGGGAACGTCGTGGGGTGACGCTGGCTGGGGCTACTACTTACTCGGCGACAAATTCACTGGTGGCAATGTCATCACTGAAGCGGCCTTTATCGACTATAAAGCGGAATGTGCCCCGCAGCCTAAAGCTGATGCAGGCCCAGACCAAATGATCATTGTGAACTAAGGAGAACCCAATGCGAACATTCTTTTTTCTTACTGCCTTTGTGGTGATTGCCTGCTTTACGGTAGTTCGCTGTGGAAGCGATGTGGGGCCCAAGCCTCCCACGCCTACGCCGCAGCCCGAGGATAGCAAGCGCTGCGTGCAGATTGGTACGCCAATGCTCGCCGGCCAGACCTATTCTTGGACGCCCACGACGGGCCTGGAGAGTCCACATACAGCCCAGACCTTGGCCTGTCCCAAGAAGACCACGGTCTACACTGTCGAAACCACGAGCCAGTGTGGCAAAGCCACATCTACCGTGAAGGTCAGTGTTAAGAAGGTAGTGGCTGGCCAGCTCGTAGAAGTGACCGAATAAAAGTGGCTACTAGCAAGGCACTATGTAAGACCAAGAACTGCCTGGGCGGGGTAACCCACCGGGCAGTCATCGTGGTAAAGCCTTTTCAGGGGGGCGCGTTTCCAATGATCTTGGAGACGCCCCTCACTGTCTGTCCTGCACATAAGACTGAGGAAGTCGCTCGGACTCTGCAGACTAAAGAGAACTTCGATGTCATTGCTGAGGTGATGACAGCCCAGGGAATGAAGCTAGATAAGAAACAACTGGAGGTTCACTTTGTCAGACTCGCCGACAGAGAAGAAGGGAAAGATTCACACGAGACGAGTCCCAGCACACCTAAAGGCCAAAGCTAAGGCGCTCTACTTTGAGTATTACTCGATCAGCAAAATTGCAGACGAGACAGGGTTATCGGCCTCGACGATACATCACTGGGTTCATGGGTATAGGCAGCGCGCCGACAGGCAGGACATGCCTGAGGAAAAGACGTGGAAGCACCAGCGCCAGAAGCGTGAGGAAGAGCTTGTCCAAGAGCTGGCTGATACCAATAAACGTGAGCTGCACCGAATCTATAGGGCCAGCTTACCGCTCATTGCGGACTCCCTCGAGGCGCTCAAGAATTCGGTACTAGACCTTGAGGATGCGCAGCGTGTTACCGATATCATCACAAAAGTTGATAAGTTATTCAGGCTCTCAGCAGAGAAGCCCACAGAGATACTAGGATTATCAAACCTTTCCCTGCAGGAGATGAAGAACGTCATCGAAAGTGACTACTTCCGCAGGGAGCCTAAGACCGTAAAGGAGCTAATCAGTGCAGGACGACGCGAGCAGCAGCCGACAAGCGGAGACCCCTTTCCAGACGTGCTACCCTCAGGGGGCATACCTGCCGGACGGGAGGCCCTCAGTGCCCTGGAGCGTAGTGGAGAAAATGGAGGCGAATCTCAACGACCTGGAGAGGACCAGGAGGCAGCAAGCCCAGACAATTGACCTCCTTAAGAAGCAAATCGATATCCAGCAAAAAGAGCTTGAGATAAGTCGCCGCCTCGTTCTCATAGTAGAGTCGCAGCGCGATGCACTGCATGAAGTGATCCGTATGGGCTACCAGATTGCCATGAACAAACCTCAAATCCCTGAGACCAATCACGTCGGATAATGAATAGAGACGCTGCCGCCATCTACGCCACAGTGCTGAAGGAGCTTCACGCTCGCTTTAAGCCACATCCTGGCCAGATAGATGTCGGCAGCGCGCTCTTTTCTGACGATATCCGTAGCATCTTTGTCCAGTGTGGCCGTAAGTGGGGTAAGACTGAGTTTGGTATTTACTGCCTCTGGCGCTGGGCGATGACGTTCCCTGGAATCGGCTGCTTCTATGTAGCACCACAGCTAAAGCAGGGTAAGAAGATCGTCTGGGAAGACCCTCGACTCCTGAACTTTGGCCCTAGGCACTGGGTTGCTGACGTGAATCAGTCAGAGACTCGTATCCGGCTGATCAACGGTAGCTATCTCAAGCTAGATGGCAGCGATAACTTTGAGGCACATCGCGGTACCCGCCCTGGCATCCTAGTCTATGAGGAGTACAAGGACCACGACCCCAGGTTTCGCAATATTATGCGACCCAACCTATCGGTCTTTAACGCCCCTGAGCTGTTCCTGGGTACGCCACCAGATCGCGAGTGCGAATTCACTGCAACCGCAGAGGAGCATAGGAATACGCCCGGCAAACTCTTCTACCAGGCGCCTACCTGGCAGAACCCTGCAGTCGATCGCAACTGGCTCTGGGATGAGAAGAGACGCCTTTACCTCCGTGGCGAGGGTGACACGTGGGAGCGTGAGTACGCAGCTAAGTTTGTGCCAGGTGGCAGCCAGAAGATCTTCCCGATGTTCTCTAAAGACTTCGTCAAGCCACATGAAGAGATAATGTCCAGCCTAAAGAAGAAGATGAAGAAGCTGATGTTCGTGTGGTGGGCAGATCCTGCTTCCTCCAGCTGCTTCGCTGTACTGTTTGTGGCCATAGATCCCTTTACCAAGATGATCTATGTGCTAGATGAGATCTATGAGACTGACCAGGCGCAGATGACCGTGAAGAAGATAGGTCAGCGTGCCCTGGATAAGCGAGAAGAGCTGTGGGATCGCAAGTGGCGCCAAGGGTATGACGAGCAGGCCAGCTGGTTTGCAAAGGAGTTCTACGACCACTTTGAAGAGGGGTTAGAGCCTAGCCACAAGCACCTCCATGACAAGAGCGAGGGGTTAACCCTGATGAAAGACATCATGCTCCAGCAGAAGCTGGTGGTGTCTGACCGCTGCGTTAAGTTCTTCTGGGAGCTAGACAACTATTTCAAGGATAAAAACGGGAATATCCCCAAGAAGAACGACCATTTGATTGATGACTTCAGGTACATACTGGGCTCGCAGAACTATCAGCTCGAGGAGACCAGGGAGTACCGCGAAGAGGACGATGAGAACTTCCGCAGTGTGAGAATGATGGACGAATTGGGTAGCCCCAGCTGCCCCAACATGGGTGACTATAGGGAGATATGAATATGATGTATGTACTATTGACGTTTGGCATCCTGCTTCTGTGCTTGGGCGTGACAACTGTGATACTCTGCGTCTCGAATGCTAAGCTGTGGATTAAACTGACCGCTATGGAAAAATCCACGCATAAATTCACCATTTTTAACCCTGATACCAGCGAAGAGGGTGTCCAGGAGTTTAAGCAGGTGAACCAGCGGCTCAGGCAGGCATTAGAAACTGACATGATGGGCGACCTAGACAATATCGCATAAGGGAGACTGAATGGACGCGTTCAATTTTGACGATCTCGAAGTCCAAGGCTCTAGCACCGAGAATGACAAGCCACTATGGATGCTGGACGTTGACCACGCTGATAAGCAGAAGGAAGTCCTAGCCTGGCTGAACGCCGACTTCAACTACCTGCTCTCCATGAGCCGCAACCGCTTTGCCAAGATTCGAAAGAACATGCTCTTGTACAAGGGCGTCCAATACTACACCCAGGAAAAACGGGATGTAGACCGTCAGACGGGTCGCAGCAAGTACAAACAGGTCAGCAAGATCGTAGTTAACCACCTTTTCGACCTGGTGCAGCAAAGAATCAGCCGGCTCTTAGAATACAAGCCTGGCGTGACTTTCAATGCCACCAATACTGACTATTCCGACACTATTTCTGCTCAGATGATGGATATGTTCGTCGAGCACCTCTGGTACATCAACAAGTACGAGTCAGACCAGGTCCCAGACCTAGTAAACTGGGCCAAAATCATGGGCGAGTCGTATCTCTTCCAGATTTGGAACCCTGATATGGGCCCGGAGCATCCAGACTCCAGGAACAGAAAGCATGGCGAGAAAATCCCTCTGCTGGATGAGAATGGCGACCAGCTGCAGGATGACAATGGCAATCCGCGCTGGATTGAGAAGCCTGTGATGGTTGGCGACATCGAGTACGAGCCAGAAGTCACACTGAACGTCTTGCTGCAGCGTAAACCGCTCTGGAAGAAGATAGACTACTGCTACCGGATGAACTGGATGCACGTTGAGGAGGCCCGGCTCAAGTATCAGGGCAAATGCGACGTGAAATTGATCCAGCCCTCTAAGCAGACACAGATTTATGACTACGAGACCCAGGAAATGCGCGCTAGCAAGAATGAGGTCTGCGTTGTCGAGATGTTCTATAGACAATGCCTTGGGATGGACAAGGGCCGCTACCTGGCCTTCACCCAGGACGTTATTTGTGACAATCAGGACTACTTTGAGAAGACTGGGCTAAAGAAAGAGCTGCCTTGTGAGCGACTGGTAGATATCAAGCTACCCATGGAGACGCATGCCACCTCTTTCATCGATCATATCAAAGGGCCCCTTGGCGCCTACAACAACGTCACTAATATGATCCTTAGAAACCAGTATCTGGTCTCCCATCCGAAATGGATGCTGCCAGCTGGTAGCGCTGATCTAGAAGAACTAGGAAATGATGTCACCGTCGTCCAATTCAGAGGGCCTGTTGCCCCGAATCTCGCACAGGCTAACCCCACACCAGCAGAACTCTTCAATTTTAGAAAAGAGCTTAAGGGTGATGCGGAGCAGGTTGGTGGTGTCTTCGGTGTATCGCGGGGCAATCCTCCTCCTGGTATTGACGCTGGCATCGCGCTGCAGTTTTTAGAGGAACAAGAGAATAAGCGTGACTCGCCAGACTATGTGGTCTTCAACGAGTTTAATCGCCGTGTAGCCCTCAAGAGCCAGATGATTGCCGGGTCTAAGTACGAGCCCAGCGACAGCCGCACTATTGGTATCCTGGGCAAATACGACCGCTGGATGTCGGTGGCGCTAGATATCTCTGACTTCCAGAAGGACTACGATGTCAGAGCCTCTAATGCCAGCGCGCTGCCCCGCAGCAAGACTGCTCGCATCCAGACCCTTGTTTACCTACAAAAGAACTACCCGAATGCGATCCCGGCTGAGCAGGTGATCGACATGATGGAGCTAGGCCAGAGCAAGCGCTTTACTGACGCCGCTACCGTAGCGGTCAGAGCCGCTGAGATGGAAAACGACGACATGATGGCTAGCCGCCCCGTTGTCGAGCCACAGGAGTACGAGAACCATATCCAGCACTGGAAGATCCACAGCCGTGTGCCCCAGGAGTACATGTACAAGACGCTGCCTAATGAAGTGCAGCAGGCGTTCAAGGATCACATCATGGCGCACGAGATGCTCATGTGGGAGAAGGCGAAAACCAATCCTGCCTTCCTACAGCAACTCGCTACGCTGCCTAACTATCCAATGTTCTACGCTATAGATATGCCTGTACCTAATGCCAACGCTGAAGGTGAGCCTGCCTCTGCTGGTGGAGATGTACCCACCGCGAGCGATCCCATAGCGCCAGAAGCGCAGGATTCAGCAGTAGCTGGCCAGCAGGCAGAACAGGGAGAAGTTGTCCGACCCACACGATTAGTCGGACAGAACGCGCCGCCGCTCGCCAGTGGCGTCGCAGGAACACCACAGTAATAGGAGACTGACATGACCACAGGAGCCGCCGAATCAATCAATACCAATACGGATACGTCTGCTGGTAGTTCCAGCAGCGAAGCCATAGTCAAAGGAGGAGCAGAGGCTACCACCTTTGACGAGCTAGAACAGGTGATGGAGTTTGCTCCGAAGTCCAGAAAGGGCGCAGATGGACCAAAGCCAAAGACTAAGACAGATAAAGCTAAGGCAGGTGATGAGGCAGGCGACGGAGAGGACAGTGGGGATACTGCCAAGGCAAAAGAGAAAAAACCTGCTGACAAGACTAAAGAGGGTGCTGAGGAAGGTGGAGAAGATGATGAGGCTGCGGCAGGCAAGCAGAAGGACAAGAAAGAGGGCGATGATAAGTTTAAATCGAAGCAACGATATAAAGTGGACCTTGGAGATGGAAAGACAGCTGAGATCCCTGCTGGTACCAAGTTTAAGACCAAAGTCGGGGAAGTAGAGCTGCAGGAGCTGCTGAACGACTACAATGGGAAGGTTCACTACGGCAAGAAGCTGAACGACCTGGCTGGCCGGGAAAAGCAGTTTGAGCAATCGGTCAGCGATATCAATGAGGCTATCTCCACAGCCTATAACCTGGCTGTTAAGGACAAAAACCCCAAGGGCCTAGTCACATTCATGGCGGAGCTGGTAGGCGCTGATCCGGCTAAGGTCTGGATGGAGATGAAGCAGCAGATCCGCAAGCAGATGGGTGTCGAGATTGATGACAGCCATAAGACTGAGGATATGCAGGACCAGCTCGAGATCTACAACGAGCGGGATAAGCGCAAGGCCCAGAACGATAGGAAGGCCTCAGAAGCCAAGGCCATGCAGACCCGTTTTGACCAGGTGATCCAGGCTACGGGCATGACTGACGCCCAGCTGGTAGAGACCTATGACAAGATGGTAGCTAGCGGTAAGTTCAATAAGGACGCTATCACCCCGGAGCAGATCGGGGAGTATTTTGGCTCCAACCAGGCTGAATCCACCGCCCAGGAAGCATTGCAAGAGCTGGGGGACTTGGAAAATCCAGAAAAGGTTGTACAATTGATGCGTGAGGCCAAGCTCAAGTTCCCTGACTTCACTAAGGACGACCTAGTACAGGTTGCCAGAGAAGCGTTAGGGTTGAAGAGCAAAGCCGCTAAGAATTTGTCTCAAAAGGTTAAAAAGGCTGATCCGTCAGTGACGGCTAAACGGCCATCTAACCCGAGACAAGAGCCCATGAGTTGGGACGACCTAGAATAGCGGAGCCACCGCGTAGCCAAACTGGAGCCTGACTCCAGAGCCGCACATCTGGCTAAACTGCTAGTCTATAACCTGTAACCATTTGGATTAACACTCTTAATTGGAGGTTTAGGCTATGTACGATTTAACAGATGCCTCAAATCTATTTAAGATCAAGTACGGCAAGCTGAGTGACAACACGTATAACTCGGCAACTGTCCTGCTTGGTCGCGTCAAGAAATCTTATAAGTTTACCGGCAAACGCATGGACGTTGCTGTCCCGACCTCGTTCGGTGGCGGCGTGGGTTCCGGCTCGCTTCCCACTGCCAATGAAGCGAACTATGAAGATGCGGTCATCAGCGCCAAGAAAGTCTATGCGGTCTGTAAAGTAGACCGTGAGGCCACTAAGGCGGCTGAGGACGATGAAGGCGCGTTCGTTCGCCTGACCAAGCACGTTGTGCAGAAGACCGTAGAGTCTTGGATGCGCAATATGTCTCGCATCCTCTTCAACGATGGCACTGGCATCCTCGGCCAGTTCTCTGGTAGCACCAGCGGAACGGCGACGGCTCCGGTAGTCACGATCCTCACCACGGGCAGCTACAAGTTCAATGAGGCGAACTTCGAAGAGAAGGATTTCGTCAACGTTAACTCGCTGTCGTCTGTGTGGGAGATCACTGCGGTCAATGCTTCTACGGGAGTAGTCACCCTGGCCCGCATCAGCGGCTCAGACGACCTCACGATGATCGGTGCGGGAACGCACAGCATTTACATGCAGAATTCCAAGAACAACGACCCGGAAGGGTTGAAAGGCGTCTTGGATGCGACCTCGAGCACGAAATACTCGGTGAACATCGGTCGCCGGTGGCAAGCCTTCCAGAAGGCTGCGGCCAGCGCGGGCATCAGCCCTGACCTGATGAACGAGTGCATGCTCGGTGTTGAGAAGCAGTGCGGCAAGGTGCCGAACCTGATCATCACGTCTTATACCCAGCTGCGTAAGCTCTTAAACCAGCTCGAGGATCAAAAGCAGTACATCATCGATCCCCGTGCGTCTGAGCTGAAGGGCAAGGTCTCTTTCCGAGGGATTGAGTTCATGTCCAGTGCTGGACCTGTGGGTGTGTTCGCGGATCGGTTCTGCGACGCGGATCGCATGTACTTCCTGAACGACAACTACATCGAAGTTCATCACCGCCCCGGCTTCGGCTGGTTTGATGATGACGGCACGGTGTTCCTGCGGTCTAGCACCGAGGACGCCTACGATGCGCGCTATGGTGGATACCTCCAGGCGTACATCCCGCCCTCGTTCCATGGTGTTTTGACGGGTCTCGCGACCTGATAAACCTTGGTGGTGGGTAGCTGCTAGTACAGGGCTACCCACCTACCTATTCTCCACGGAGAGAAGAAGGACTCACCTCATGCTAAGAGAAATTAAGTCCAATCAACGTAAGGTCAGAGTAATCCACTTGGTTGTGGATGGTACCGGCACTGCCGCTATCACCTCTGGCTCTAAGAGCGCCAGCTTGGTCGATAACGGCACTGGCGACTACTCCATCACCCCTAACCAGGCTGGTGCGAGACTGCTCAACGCCCAGGTTACCCCGATCGCCGATGCCGGCGACCTTATCGGTACGCTGCATTCTGACACTGCGGCTTCTGTAGTCCGGGTAATGCTCTGGGATGGCACTGATGGCACCACGGCGAAGGATGGTAAATTCCACCTTCAAATCGTGCTGTCTGATGACGCTGACGAGCAGAACGGTTAAACCTGAGCGGGGATAGATAACCGTCTGTCCCCGTCACTGGGGGCCTCATGGACCAGTTCCGCGCCGCAAAGAATAAATTCGAGGCGTACCAACAGTTCACGGGTACCGGAGCTATTGGTGCGTCTGCTACAGAGCCGTATGACGTGCGCGGCCACAATGCTATACGTGTTGCGGTCGAGAACGTAGATGGCAGCAATGTAGTAAAGGTCTATGGTCGCATCAGGCACCAGGCCAATTGGACGCTTCTAGAGACAATCACGGACGCCACTGACGGCGTCACTATCAGTTGCAGTGTTTATGATGAGGTGTACTTCGATTGTGACACCTACTCTGCTTCAGGGGGAACGCCGGCGCTCATAGCGTCCGGCTTTTTTCTAAGCGGCGATGGCGGCGGAAGCTCCGCTCAAATCTCTGGCACCCCTGCAGCTGGGCAGATTGCTTACTGGTCTTCTAGCTCTGAGATCACAGGCGACACGGGTCTCACTTATAGCCCAAGCACTGGTCTACTCTCATTCAGAAAAGACAGGGCTGGAGTTACAACGCTACAAGTCAGAAATGACAATAATGGCGCTAGCTCCGCTGCTGTATTGAAACTTAGCTCTGACGCTGATGATTTCAACCTTCTGGCTAATTCTAGTGGCGCGGGCTCGGTAGCGCAGCTAACGTCAAACGCTGGCTTCACTGGCGGCCTTGAGCTAAATCAGCTCGGATCTAACCCTGTTTCGATTAGGACTAATACCGTTCAACGCCTGCTGGTTAGCGGCGCTGGTGTCATCACCATGGGTATTGGGCTCTCTGAGCTACTCCTGGGCGGCACGAGCGCTATGGCTCAGGTGGGCAACGGCGCGTCCGGTAACCTTTCCTCTGCCACGTCCTACGGGCTCCTGGTAGACACTCTAGCCCCCTCTAGCGTCACGACGCTGTACGCCGCCGTCTCTGGCAAGGTACAGACTGCTAATGCATCGTTTACGACGCCTATTGCCGCTTCTTTCTATGCACAGCCTGCAAGCAAGGGAGCGTCCAACACCATCACCAGGATGCTGCACTATTATGCTGCGGCTCCGACTGCTGGCACCAATAACGCCTGGGCGGCGGACAACTCTACCTTCACTGGTAGTTGGGTATTCAATTTTACTTCAGCTAACGCGTCGCATCTAAGCGGCAACCTTGAGATAGTGAAGGCTGGTAACCCCACCTTCACGTTACAGGATTCAAACGGCGCGCTGGGTACTAACTGCCAGGCGCAGGTCGTATACAAGGATAGCAGTACCACGGTAGCGGCTACCGGGTTTCTCGCCTCCACAGACACCGTTTTCACGTTCAGGAACTACAGCGCGTCAGGCTCATTCCAGTGGACGGTCAACTCGACGGTACGCGGCAGCATAGACTCCAACGGCAAATGGACTTTAGGCGAGACCAGCGGCGGCCAGTTCCATAAGGTCAATGGACGCGGCCTTCTAGTAGCCTACGGTACGTCTGGAACGACTGGGTATTTTGAGCTGGATCACTCCTCCAATACCTCTGGTTCCGGAGCTGCTGTTTATCTGTCCGTAGCTGGCTCAAATGCCTTCGACAGCTTTATTGGCCTCGCTGTATCTAGCGTTACTGACTGGTGCTTGGGGCTGGACAACTCTGACAGCGATTCCTTCGTCATCTCGAACAGCAGTGCTCTTGGCAGCACCAATGCCCTGCGGATCGCCACTACCACTTGCCAGGTTACGTTCCAAGGCACGGGCGGCGTGATAGTCCGCAACGATCAAAGCGCCTCCACTATCTTGCAGGTACGCAACGACAGCACCAATGCGAGCGCAGAGTGCCGTATCAAGCTGAGTACGGTTGATGACTTCAACCTCTTTGCCGCCAGCAACGCAGGCGGCAACAACTGCGGCATCACGGTCAACAGCACCTTTACCAGCTTTGACCTGTCGATGCTCGGCAACAAGATCATCAACATTCGCACCAACTCCAATCGCCGCATCGTGATCACTGGCGCTGGAAACGTGGTTATCGGTGGAGAAGGCTCCCAGCTATCTACCAGCGCCACGGACGGATTCTTGTACATACCCAGCTGCGCAGGGACGCCCACTGGCACACCTACGACGCAGGCTGGCACGGTACCCATGATTTACGACACGACCAATAATAAGTTCTACATCTATAACAGTGGCTGGAAGGGCGGTACTGCCCCCGGAGCGTTCTCCTAAAGAGGATTGACCCATGGCGGCTGAAACAGCGAAGATACTGCCCATAAGGAGAGCCAAGATGAAGATCAAGTTTCACGAACACCTGATGGGGTTTAATAATAAGCCTCTTGTCGACGAACAGTTGGATGAAGAGGGTAAGGTTATTCGCAAACCCCTTGAGTTGTCTGCTGCCTGTATCAACCCGCTGCTAGCGAGTAAAGGCGAAGACACGTTACCCGGAGAGAAGAAGTTGCAGCGGTTCAACCTGGCCTGCCGCATTCATAACGCAGCTAGCCGACAGGAAGAGCTGGATGTGTCGGTAGAAGAGGTAGCGCTTCTCAAAGAATTAATCGGCAAGGCGTACCCGCCGATGATCACTGGCCCTGCTTGGATTCTGTTAGAGCGAGGTGCCCAGTGAAAAACGCGTTCCTCACGGCGCTCCTAGTTGTGGGTATGGTGGTACCGCAGGTAGCAATGCCTGCGGCCACCATATTTAGCAACAGCACCACAGTTAAGGCGCTGAAAGACAATTTTGACGTCAATGGTAAGATCCAGTTCCTGACTGGTACTGTGGACCCTTCCTCTTCGGCCACTAGCGCTACCAAGGGAAGCTTCTATCACAATACCAGTACAGGAACGGTCTACCGAAAGACTGACAATGGTTCCTCAACAAACTGGGTGATCATTGGCAATCCGACGCTGGACAACGTTACCATCGAGGATTCGAGCGGCCTCCGTGTAAAAGACGGCGGTATCTCTGCTGCAAAGCTGGCAAGCGATGCAGTGACTACGGTCAAGATCCTGGATGCCAACGTTACTACTGCGAAGCTAGCCGATGGCTCCGTGACGCAGGCAAAGCGAGCGGCTCTAGGGCAACAGCTGAGTTCGAGCTCGAGCAACTTCAGCACGACCAACACTACCTACACTGATGTGACCAACCTGAGCGTGTCTATCACCACGACAGGGCGGCCTGTGTGGCTAGGGCTCATCCCCGATGGTAGCGCCAATGTGTGCAACGTCTACCAGTCCAATAGTGTTTCCGGCTCGATATCGCTCAGTTTCAAGTTTATTAGAGCTAGCACTGACATTGGGCTGCTTAGCTCTAGCGTTGCTAGCGATATTGACATGTTCGTACCGTGTAGCGCCTGGCAGATGGTGGATGTTCCCTCGGCGGGCACGTACACCTATAAGGTACAGATTAAAGGCGGCTCGGGCGTTGCGGCGGCTGGAGTAAACTACGCAAAGCTCCTAGCATTCGAGCTGTGAAAGGATAGTTATGGGCCAGAAAGCTTTTCTTAGAGACAACAAGACCCTAGATAGTCTGTCTATTGCAGCCGATGATGATGGCGATGCGTTAGACCTAGAATATGTGAAGTGCTTCTCAGTCATCGTCGCCATTCTAAATACGACTCCGGTCGCGAAGACCTTTGTCGACGGTGACGTGACACCGGCAGATGACACTATCGGGATTACCGGCCACGGATTCCTCACCGGCCTCAAAGTCGCGGCCTCCACGTCTGGCGTTCTTCCTGCAGGGCTTAGCGCTGGAAACTACTACGTTATCAAGGTGGACGATGACACGATCAAGCTGGCCACAACCCAGGCTAACGCAGTAGCGGGTACGGCGGTGGACATCACGGCGGCAGCTGGCGGCGGCACGCACACCCTGACTCCTGCTACTCTCAGTGGGACGGTGAAGCTCCAGGGCTGTAACGATCCGGGAGCGGTAGCGGACCTAACCAACTGGGTGGATATCCCCAACAAGTCTTCGGCGTTCACTGGCGGCGGGAACGTTATCCTGTCCGACACTGATCCGCCCTACAAGTTTTGCAGGGTTGTCCATGTGCTATCTGCTGGCCAGATAACGAGCGTGGTCAACTTCTGCTCTAAGGGGGGCTGATGCCTTACGTTCAGGTGACAAGCGGCCTTACGCTGACAATCCCTACCAATGGTACGCGCAACTGGGGAAGCACCATGCGCAACACCACCTGGCAGAAGATCTCTCAGCACCAGCACACTGGTAGTGGAGACGGCGCCAAGATGGTGACGGACTCCTACACGGACTACTCTGTTACTCTGGACAAGCTGGCAAAGAACATTGGCTTCTACCAACAGACAGGCCTAACGCCTTCTGGAACGTCCCAGGCTATCGACTGGGCCAACGGAGCCATCGTTCCGCTAGACCTGGGCGCTGCCTCTGGTGATGTTACGCTGAGCTTTAGTAACCCGACGCGTGGCGGTAAATACAAAATCATCATCACGCAGGCTGCCACGCCCAGAGACATTTTCTGGCCCACGATCAAATGGGAGAACGGTCAATCTCCCTTACTGTCGCAGAGCGACGACGCGATAGATATCGTAGAGCTGTACTATGACGGTACTAGCTACTACGGCGAGTTCAAGAATTCTTACGCTTAAGGAGGCCCTATGGTAGCCGCTCTTCCATTTGCAATTATGGCTGGCGCCAAGATGTTTGGTGACCTGCTAGGCCAAGCTCAGCAGCGCAAACAGCAGCAGCGCGAGCTTGAATATGAGGGGCTCAAGCAAGGGTATAACACGCAGATGCAAGGCATCCAGAACATGGGCGCTGGGCAGCAGAGCACGATTGAGGACATTATCAACCAGTATCGGAGCATCGCGTGATCCCGAGCTATAACCCCTACAACACAAAGCTGGACGAGCTGAAAGATCAGATCAAGCAGCTGCAGGGACTAGTACCGCCACCTCGAGTGACGACTGCTGTGGAGGATACCAATGAGGATGTTGATCCTAACGCTGGTTCTGGCGCTGCTGTTGGGCTTGGAGCAGGCTCAGAGGCTGGCACTCCCGGTGGAATCTCAGGCGATGTCGCTGCCGGTGGCATCGTCGCAGGTACCTCACTATTTGGCTCGTTAATGAAGAACGCAGCGGACAGAAAAGCGCTGGAGCGAAAACTCATGTACGATGCGATCAACACTGAGTACCAGAATAAGGCCAGGGCCATCCAGGCTACAGGAGAGGGAGAGCGCCAGGCGTTTTCCCGTATTATGCAAAATATTCGAGGAGTGATTCGATGAAGAAAATTGACACGGATGTACAGGATAAAGCTCAGGAGATGCTGTTTAGTCTCAAGGAATACCTTAGAGATGAAGGCGTGGACGCTAACTCCTGGCTAGCTGACAACATGGGAGCTAAAGCCTCTAACCCTGCGCAGGGCGATGCAATGCCTGACAATGAGGACGCAGAGGATGGCGGTGACGACGAGGCTGCTGAGGGCGAAGATGACGGCAAGGCTGCTAAGCTGGCTATGGCTGCTGCGATGATGAGGAAGAGGATGGGATGAGGCGTATAGAGCTTCTCATAGCCCAGGCCCGTCGCGACTCCAACAACGTAGACTATTCGGATAGCACTGGCCTACAGGATGAGGAC